TGGTCCAATATTTGTTAATGTTGATGAACCAGAAACAGTGAATGAACCGGTAACTTCTACATTTGACTCAAAAATTGATTTACCAAATCCATCAATGTAGAATCTACGAGTTGAAAAATCTTGTGCTTCTGAATCAGTCCAGAAAGAAATTTCACCTGCTAAGTTTCCACCACTCCAATCGTAATTACGAACTTTAATACCAGAAAATCTATTTGTGTAATCACCCTTGGTAATACCATAATTAATTTGAATTGGTGTTCCATTTACAGTTGATGTTACTGTATCTCCGACCACGTTATTGTTGGTGAGATTTATTGAACCGGTAATACCAACGGTATCATTAAGTAATATGCCAGCACCATTACTATTAACTTGTAATGGTTGATAATAACTTCTAATTTCTATTGGACCACCATGATACAATAATGGTGTATCAACATATCCAGGAGCAGATACATTATAGGTTGCAATCAAACTATCAACATTTGCATTACCTGTAGTGGTTAATGATCCTGAAATAACTTGACTATCCGTAAATACATTGGACGCGGTAACTGCAAATGAACCTGTATCAATTGTAGGTAAGTTTGTTACATAACTTGCGGTCAATGCATATGATGCAGAGGTATTAGATAAATTATTAAATTGAGCAGATGTTGAAATCATGCCCAACGGTATATTTGGAATTTGTGTATAAATAACTTGTGTAGATGATGATAAGACACCTGGTGGTAATACTGCATTATTTGCGTATGATGCTGTTAATGCATAACTTGCACTAATGATATTACCCGTGCCACCAACTTGTAAAGCAACTGGTGGATCATTTCCAAGTTCATAATTTCCAGCAAAAATAACATCAACATTTTCTGCAAAACTTGCTGTACCGTATAATGAACTGGTAATTCCACCAACACTTCCCGTTGGAACAACTTGTAATGACCCTGTAATAACTGCTGATCCACTGAATGGAAATCCAGCACCCGAACCACCAGATTGCGCATTTAGTGCGTATGATGCTGTTTGTGCGTAACTTGCAGATATTGCATTGGTAATTGAACCAGTAATTGATGGTATTGTTGCAGAATTACCAACAGTGAGATTATTACCTACATATATGTTGTTAGATGCCGATAAATCTGCAAATTCTAGTGTACCGCTGGCAACCAACGTTTGTGCTTTTAATGCATATGATGCACTATACGCAGAAACTGCCAACGAGGGTAATGATCCTGTTCGTTGTTTTACTAGTGAGCTTGGTTGAATATTAACTTTATAATCAGGTGTATTTTCTATATTGACCGTAATATTAGGTACGTCAAGAAGTACCTGATTTGCATCAGTATTTTCTCGAATAACTACTGTTATGTCTGGTACACCTAGATTGATTGACCCACTCATCAATTATCTCGTAGCGGTAGGACGGACAGTAAGCAATCCCTCTAAAATTCTTCTTGTTATAGGGGCAATAGAACCACTCGTCATGTTAATGTCGTATACGTATTTTCTTTGATTTAGTAATAGTGTTTGGTCAGGTGTTAATTCTACCATAATACTTCCTGAGTTGAATGGTGGAAGTTTGGTAATATTGAATGTGGCTGATACTTCGTCGGTTGTATAGTTTTCTCTTATCTGACCAACAAATGCATAATCGGTCAAATTCATAGGAATACTACCACTATCACTAATAATAGTTGCGGCAAATCTAAAAGTTTCACCTTGACCTACATTAAATTCAGTAAGTTCTGCCATATTATATACTCAAAAAGAATGTCCCACTGCCCAATTATACTCTATATAAGTATCAGACAGTGGGACACACCTTCTATTTTTAACTACTGATTAGTAGTTCAATACGCAATAATCTGGTTGGATTGTTAGGGTGATATCTACATTTTCACCTGTATCACTCCATTCCAATGAACCAAAGTCTGCCTTGGTGATTTGTGCACCCTTAATAATCCATTCTTCAACCTTATCACCTACTGGGCCGAGAACTTGGAGGGTTAAATCCTTCTTATAGAATTCTGCGTATCCATCACGACCTGTGACCGATTCGTGGTGTAAACGTACCCATTCCATAACTGCTTGTGCACCTGATGGAACAATTGGATCATATAACGTCATTTCCATAGTATCCCACTTTGAAACACCCTTCACATAACGAACGGTGTTAATGTGTGGTAACTTAATTGATTCCTGGGTAAGAACAGGACGTGCGACTTTTCTTACGATATATGCTGGAATACCTTCAATCAAAAGAATAAATCTATTCTTGATTTTTGGTTCGAACGCGGTAAAGAAAATTTCGTTTTCGGCTACGATATTATTTGCCATTTGTATCTCCTAACGGATTTATCAATAAATAGTTTCTAATCTAAAAATATGACCAATTATGCCCCAGGGAATGTAGCACCCGTTGGGAGAATGTTGAATTCTAACTTGATGAATTCAGCAGTCTTTGTTGGTTGGAGATACAATTGACCAACCAAGATATTACGGTCAATGACATCAGGTGTATTATTGGTTTCATCCATAATGACACGGAATGCGTAGAGACCTGAACGTTCTTGGACATTTGCCAAATACGGATTGACAATGTTAAGGAAACGATTACGTGTTGCTTCAACATTTTGTTCAAATACGAGGTAACGTGCTGAACTTGCGATGAACTTCTTCACGGTGATTAACAAACGACGAACATTTACACGGTCAAGTGCTGATGCGCGGCGTTGTAAGGTCTTTTGACCCCATACACAGATACCTTGTCCTGGGAATTGTGCGATTGGGTTAACCTTACCTTCGTACAATACGTCACGTTGTGGTTGTGCTAATCGTGTCTTAACACCTGCTGCTCCTGGAATACCACCACGGTTTAACCCTGCTGGTGCAAACCATTCTGCTGCGATGTTGTCGTTATATGCATATACTTCTGGAAGTGCGACTGATGGTGGAACATATACTAACTTATTGGTGTTGGTGTCAAGGACACGGATCCAAGGATAGTATGATGCTGCGTAATTAGTATCTAATAATGCTGCTTGATTGACTGCACCAGTAATCGTTTGACTTGCTTGTGACAAATCCATAATGTAGAAACAATCACCACGATTTTCGCAGACCGTTAAAGCGTAGTTAGCGACAAATGGGTGTAATTCATACACGATACCAGGTAATACTAACAAATTAATATCAAAGGTATCTGGATTACTGATTGCATCTAATGCTTTCTTATATGCTCGTGAACCTGCTGCAGTACCTGTTGAACAATCAAATCCTTGGGTATTTGTTGCGGTGATACCATCATACATGTTGATGTATCGTGCTGGATTGTCACCGTCAAATCCACCTTGAAGTGGTACCGTAAAGCGTAAACTACCAACAATTGATGGTGTGGTAAGGAAGTTTGCTACTGCAACTGCGTTACCACTATCATCATATAATTCATTTGCTGGTAAGTTTTCCAAACTGAATGCTGCACCCATTGTGACCGAACCACTTGGGATTGGTGCTAACAATGACATATTGGTATTTGGAGTATCAGAATATTGGAAGCCGTAGAATTCGTAACTATTACGAATTGCTGCTGCGTTATATCCACGAGTACTACCCGATATCCAACTTGACGATAAGAATGTCGGTGCAACTAATTCTGACGATGCAACGGATACTGGTGAACTTAATTGTGCAAATCCAAATGGAACAGTATTTGGTGAAAGTTCATCAGCACCTGGTGCCATTTCAATCCAAATGTATTGTGATACATTATTGAAGTCACCTTGGAAATACCGTTCACCAGTATTTGGATCTGTTACCGGTGCACTATTACCGATACGACGAGCGATAAAGTTTGAACTATTTGGGTCAAGTGTTAAATTGTCATATTGTTCTAATACCGATGGGCGTTGGTCGGTGTCCATAAAGTCACGGACTAACAAACTAAACGTTGCGTAATCACCAGTATTTTGACCTAACTTTGGACCAATGATGGAAATTTTTACATCTTCATTTGATGCGTTACCATCACTGATTGCATGCACCTTGAAGAGATTGGACTTTTGGCCACCAAGTGTTTGTGATTGAATATATGGAGTTGATGCGGCCGCGTAAGGTCCATAAGTACTACCTGTAAGATATAATGCCGTACTACTAACTTGTGCGGACATACTAACTGATGTACCAGCGGCAGTCACTGCTTCTGGGAATATTGCGTAGATATATCCGTTATGGTTTGCGGTTGGACCAAATCCAAGATAATTTCCAACAAACGATGCTGCGCTAGTCGTAGTGCTTAATCCTGTAGTGGATACTGCCGACACCGCAGATGAGGAAACTACTAATGAAAAATTAGTCGCTGGACCTGTTGATGTAATACCTGTAATATCACTTCCCGATACGGTTGGGTGAATTACGGCGTACAAGAATTGACCATTTGACCCTGTTGCGTATAATAACGCCGAGGTATGATCGGTTGGACTGTAACCATCTAATCCAAGTGTACGAACAACGGTTGCTTGTCCTGATTCACGAAGGTAATTTTGAACCGTGAGGCCCAAGAACGACTTTGCATCAGGTGTACCAAATGAGTTGATAAACTCTTGTTGGTTATGAACAACAGTAGGAATAAATGCTGGACCTTTTGTTGTCGGTCCAATAAATGCCCCACCGATTTCAGAAATGCCTTGTGCTAAAAAGCTAAGGTCACGTTCTTGTGTGAAAACGCCAGGACTAACGATGCGTTCTGCCATACGGAATCTCCAATGTTACTTATTTTTATCAGGGGTAAACATACCAGTATCAATATCCAAAGAACCTATTCCATATTTTTCTAACAAACTATTAATAACTTCTTTTTCTTTTGTTAACAATTCTTTATATGCTACGGTTTGTTCTGTAATCTTACCTTCTGCTTCTTTTAAATCTTCCCGTAACAAATTTGTAGTTAATTGCAATTGTCCTACAGTAGAAATTACTGTAATCATTTGTTCTCGTAAACCTTTAACAGAAGAAATTTCTTCTTCTGTTAATTTAATCGGATCTGCCATATAACCTCCTAAAATTTATAATACTACTCATATCATAAATATAGATTATTTTTGTCAAACATTACTTTTACCCATCAACAACTTCGGTAAAAGTGATGGTTTTTTTCGTAGTAAATCGTTGTTGTGACGTTTGCATCAATTTTCCATATCTATCCACCATTCGTTCTGGTAGGAGGTATGCCGATACATTTAGTGTAAACGTTGTTTTTACTAAACGGTCTTTTTCTACTGGTAATGTATTATCCATTTTATATTCGTCTATTCTGGTACGGAATTTGTACCGATTTCTATCACCCCAGAATTCATCATCTTCAAATGATACTTGTTCTACTAATTTATTCATTTGTTCCATATATTCGGTCCAAATAACACATTCGTAGGTAAGGTCAAAATAATCGGGTGTAACCGTCACCAAACGTTGTTTAACGGGCTTTATACCGTTCACAGCGGCAAATCTATCATACGGATTATATCGGTTCCATCCTGTCTCAAATTCACGTTCTAAATACTTGTTAATAGGTGAATTTTTGTTCGTATTTTTCTTCATACCTGACCGACGAAGCATGATTAATGGGAGTTGAATTTTGCCCTTATAATCACGAAATACCCCATCTTTTTGGACACTTTTCCAACGTTCTGGGTTTCCGTAAATAATCGGTACTTTTATTTGTCGTTTATCTTGGGATATTAATGGACGAATTCGTTGATTTAAATATTGAATAAGTGTTTCATCAATATTCATCAACGTAATCTTGATGGCGTTGTTACCATCTTCTGTTTTGGTGTCTAATCCACGATTTTGATTAGTTTCGGGAACATTGACACCAGTATTATCCACAGGTAGCTGTGTTGATTTTTGATTATGATAATCAGCCATTTGAACCAGGTTCCTCAATATTTAGACCACTGATACGTGTCAAGTGTGCGTCACACAAAATAGACAATGAATTATAGGGTTGTCCTGCGATGTACTGGGTATCATTGATATTATCAATCTCATAGTAACTATCATCATAATGGACTACATCACCGATTTCTGGGTAGACATTGACTTCTTCCAACAATTTACGTGTAAATCTAAATTCCACATCTTGTTCAATATCCACACCAAATCCTGCTGCGGTATCCGCAACATTTTTCTTGTATTTGACCAATGCTTTCAATTCTACACCAGTATATCGTGCCTTTTCTGTTGCTTCACCGTATAAATTAACCGAGGTAATATCAAACGAAATCTTATACAAAATAACATCTACATCTACGATGTTATTCATAATTTCACGATTGAAATGTTGTATCAAATTAAAATCACGGTCAGTAACGAAACGTGGCATAGATTATCCAATATAAATGAGATGAGGTGTCTTTTGATAAATTTTATTTATCATATCCGCATTTTCTGCTTGCTTCTTCAATTGCGCTTGTAAACCAGTCTGTTCCAACGTATCCCGTAATTCTTTAATAAGAAATTCCTTTTCTTCCTTACCTTCACGACGT